ATACACGCCAATCTAATATACTGAGACTCATTCTCATTTGCTTGACTTTACAAGTATCATGTCTATACATTAGCGCCATGAATCAGAAACCAACAAAACAATGGCAGCCTAGGGGCGGCACTAAGATGTGCAGCTTCCGGCTACCTCATATCACAGTGTCACAGCTTGAAGAGCTGGCGGCCAAACACGGCACGTCCAAGGTGCAGATGATTGTGGAGTCAGTTCAACTGGTCCATGAGACGATGCTCGCTACAGATGATTAGTATGTATAGCGAATTAACAGAATGAAGAACGACAAATATATGATCCAAGGTGATTTACTATGACAAAATTACATAAGTCGTTGAATATCATACCCCTACGTAAGAAAACTGTTAAGATAGAGGCCATCGGCGGTTTAGCGACTTCGTGTAAAAAAATCGAATTTTGTAAATTCAAAAAATCAATATAAGCTAGCAGACATGGCGAACAAAAAAACACTAGGCGGCCGCGCACAGAAATACGGGTGCAGTATTCCGACCATGAAAAATTGGTTGTCGGAAGGCTTCCCGGATGACGGCGGCCATGCCGATCTGGAATGGCTGAAGTCTCGAACCAGACTGCCAGCGAAAACTAAGGCGCTAGTTGCAGAGCATGTGAAAGCGACGCAGCCGAAGCGGCCGAGCAAGAAGCGCAAGAAGAGCGAAGCCAAGACTGCGGAAGAGTTGCGCGACGAATACTTTGCCGAGCTGCAAACTGCAAAGGATGCATTTGATGAAGAGCGCGAGAAGATTGCACTTAATGCGTATCTGAAAATTGACAAGCAGATACGCGAAGCCGAGGCGCACGCGAAAAAGCTGGGACTTGATCGCGGCGAGATGTTGTCACGTGACGAAGTCTGCCGAATTGTTCGCGCTTCAACTTATGCTGGCAATGCCTGCATTGAAGGCACACTTGAACAGATCAGCGAGAAAGTGTCTGCCATGGAAACACCGGAGCAAGTTTACAATTTTCTAAAGCCGATCATTCTCGGCGGCCGCTTGTTCGCTGGATTCTCAAAAGTTGTCAAGACGCCAGGCGAGGTGAATTTGCCAGAATGGCTTTGCGACATCTGGCAGACAAGCGCCGACGATTATTTGAAAGGCGTAAAGCTAAAATGAATCTGCTTAAATTAGAAACACAAGATCCAGTCGCATGGTGCGAAAATAACATTACGTTGGACTATGGCGCTTTTGATCGTGAAAACCATCCGTTGATGGTCGAGCCGATCACGGCTGCGGCCAAGATACGTGGCGGCACGGTCGGCTTGATTGGATCGGTGCAGCACATTAAGACATTGACCGCGCAGTTGCTACATCTTTACAAAGCCGCCACCGCGCCATGCCGGGCGGCGCATTATGATTTGACCAAGGAAGCAATCGCCGAGTTTAGCGATGACAAGTTTACACCCTTAATTGACAATACGGATGCCGTGACTCGATTAATTCCGGAGCAAGGATACAGGCGCGGCAAGTTTTACACTGGCATGCCATATGGATTCATTCGTTTGTTGTCGGCCCGCATCTTGGCAAATCGAAATTCAAAAACATTAAAATTCGTATCAATGGATGAGTCGTGGGCATATGAAGATGGCGAGGGCTGGATTGAGCAGGTGCATGACCGCCAGGCATCGTATCCATGGAGCTGGTCCATGTTTTTACCATCATCAGGGCAGACCGAAGGCAGCGAGCTGGATGTTATGTGGAAAAAATCGACTCAAAAGGTCTGGCATATTAAGTGCGACTGCTGCGGCGAGATGATTCCATATGTCTGGTCATTGGAAACAAAAGACGGCCAAGTGCCGCGCGGCGGCATGCGATGGGGCAAGTCTGATGAGATTTGCAACGATGACGGCACGATCAACAAAGAGAAATTGACCAAGTCTATATATTATGAATGCCAGCTTTGCCATGGGCAGATGCCATGGAGCGCCGGGCATGTAGCAAGGCGCAACAAAGACGGCGCATATATACAGACCAATAAGGACGGCGATCCGAAAATTGACTTTTACAATTACAATGCAATCTCGCATTTCCCATGGCCCGATCTTGTCATGCTATGGAAAGACGCATGCGCAGAGCGGCAGCGCGGATCATTGACTGGCATAGAGAATTTTATACGCAAGCGACTTGCCGAGCCATGGGATGAAAAGAAATATGTTTCGACCGATAAGATCCCAGAAGCATGTGGTGGCTACAATCGCGGCGACGCATGGGAAGATGCCAAGTTTTTATTTTGCACGGTGGACGTGCAGCAAGATCACTATTACTGGCGCATTCGAGCATGGGGCATGGTTGACGGCAAGCTTGAGACACGCGGCATTGATTGGGGCAAGGCAATGTCAACTGGCGAGATTAAAGACGTTTGCGACAAGTGGGGCATTCCGCAGGGCGGATTAGATTCAAATGTCGGCTGCCGTGTCTTTCTTGATGGTAACTATAATACATCACAAGTGCGGCGCATCTGCTCTGAAAATGGATGGATGATGCTGCGTGGCGATGACAAAAAGCAATTCCGTCACAAAGATGGACTTTACCGCATGTATTCGCCGATTCAATATGTTGACGCATGGGAAGGCACTGGGTCAAACAATCAGCGATATGTCGGCCAATTCTGGTTTTCTAAACATGAAAGCAAAAATGCGCTGGCACTTGTTCGATCTATTCGCAACCCAGAGCCAGCATGGACGCATGAAGATGACGCCGGTCCAGTATATGAGAAGCAGATAAATGCTTGGGCGCGGATTGTTAGGCAGCGCAAGACAGATGGATCGGAGTTTTACGACTGGATCAACCGATCACCGCACGACGATCACTTGTATGACTGCGAAGCGATGCAGATTGTTTGCGCTTCAATGGCTGGCCTTGTCGGCGTGACGAATAGCGGTGAAAGTGCAGATATTGACAAATAGCAAAAAAATGTTTTCTTAGTCTTAATAAATGCGCGATCTATTATTTGTTATATGGCTTAAAGCCGGTAAAGACGTATCCAAAGTCATTGAACTGGTGGAGGCGCTTGTCGTGTCTCAATTCGAGACAGTGTCTGAGGGCGGCGCTCGCATGGTCCAAGCAACCGTGGCTGGCAAGACGTTTCAATATGAACTGCCAGAAAAATGGAGCGTGACAGATTTTATATCAACGCTGCGCATGGTATATAAGCAACTATTGACTGGCGGCGCATCTGGAGGCGAAATGACAGAGGCCGAGATCAATGCTTACATTTTAGACACGACCGAGCAGGTCACAAACGTAACAAAGGCACGATTCGCGCATAGTGCTGGAAGCAGATACTAATATGGCAGTTAGCTCAATCAACCTATTTCCTAAAAAGATCAAAGATGGCTTTAGATCTTTCTGGAGTCGTGGCGGCACTAATGAATTCTACCCAGGCGGCGCAGACGATCAGCGCCGATTTGGACGCGGCAAGCTTGCGCGCGACATTGCCGAGATAATGAAAGAGAATCGCCACCGCATGCTGCTCGGTGATTCGCGCTACATTTATCAAGCATTTTCTACCGTCAGCGGCGCAGTGAATCAAAAGGCTAATTACGTGTTTGGCAACTCATGGCAACTCAAAAGCCATTCAAGCGATAAAGAATTTGCCAAGGCCGTCGAGGAAGACTTTAAAAAGATTGACCGGATGCTTGATACGCGCGGCCGTGGTTTCTCATTCCGCAACAATGTATGGCTGGCATCAAAGACTATTGACACAGATGGCGACTTCTTAATCTTGCTTACAGAAGACACTGAAAGCGGCTTTCCTAAGTTGCAGTTTATTGAGTCGCATCGCCTTGGAAACTTTGAAGAAGAGCTAAATCAAGACAACTTGATTAAAGATGGACCATTTAAAGGCCGTCGCATCTTTGCAGGCGTCATCGTTGATTCATTGATGCAGCCAGTCGCGTATCGAATTAAAGACGAATCACGCGAGCGCGGCTATCAAGACGTTCCAGCAAATGGAGTAATCCATGTTGCAAACATTGAATGGTTCTCACAGACACGTGGTCAGCCGACAATTGCAGCAGGCATCTTGGATTGGTATGACTTGAGCGAAACTCGCGACTCTGAAAAGATCAGCCAGAAAGTATCAAGCGCACTGTCATTGATTGAATCAAACGAGACTGGTACAATGGATAGCGGCAACATGATTGTTAATCCAAATCCGGGTAACGACGGCCGATTGCAGACACAGCTTTTTGATTCTGGATTAATTCGCTACATAAAAAACGGTGGAAGCTTGCAAGCACATACAAGCGCAAGACCATCTGATCAGTGGCTAAACTTTACCAAGATGATCGAGTCATCCGCATTTTATGCTCTCGGATGGCGTCGTGAAATGCTTGACTCTTCTGCAATTGGCGGCGCTGGTGTGCGTGCCGTCGTCAGTGACGTAAACAAGTCAATCCAAGCGCGTTGCGAAATGATCAAGGCAGCATGGCATCGCGCTGCGCTTTACGTCATTGCTAAACGCGCAAAACAAGGCGTTTACGATCTGCCAGATGATTGGTACAAAGTATCATTCACAAAGCCACCACAATTTACAGTTGATGAGGGCCGAGTACGTGCCGCAGATCTTAGCGACTTGCGTGCAGGTCTATTGACCGAAGATGCAATTGTTGAAGCACGTGGCGGCGATTATGAGACGGTATTGCGAACACGCGCGGCAAACATTAAATTGAAGCAAGAAATTGCAGCAGAATTTGACATAGATCCGATCCAGCTTGGCACGATTGCACAGCCTGGTGATCCGGAGATTCTAACTACCACAGAAACCAATATTGAAAATGACTGAGAAACCACAAAATAACTGGTTCGCAATGGAAGCGACGAAAGACGTAGCAGCGTCTGCCGATGTTTACATTTACGACGAGATCGGCGGCTATGAAGTAAACGCGCAATCGTTTATGGATGAGCTGGATGCACTAGGCGAAATTGAAACAATCAATCTTCGCATTAATTCGCCAGGCGGCTCAATCGTCGAGGGCAATGTGATTTATAATACACTGAAGCGCCACAGCGCAAAAGTTGTTACACATATTGACGGCATCGCAGCAAGCATGGCATCTGTCATTGCAATGGCTGGCGATGAGATCCACATGGCATCAAATGCTTTCCTTATGATCCATAACCCTTGGACCGTTTCAGTTGGAGATAGCGACAAACTGCGCAAAGACGCCGACTTGATGGATAAGATGAAACTCAACATCATTAATGCATACAGCCGAAGCGGATATAGCACAGAAGAGCTTGAGCAACTAATGGACGCCGAAACATGGCTGACAGCAGACGAAGCACTTAAAGCCGAGTTTATCGACGAGATCGAGGGCGGCCTTGAGGCAGCGGCATCTATCGGTGATATGAATGCAGCACTTGAAAAAATCGACAAAACATTGCCAGTTGACAAGATCGTTGCAAGCATCGCGGCAAAGCATAAGAGCGAAGTTGAAGAAATTCGCGCATCGTTTGAAGCAGAGGCCAAAGAGCTTAATGCTGAAATTACATCTAACGTTGATCAGCTTGCAAAAAATGCCGTGCAGATTGCAGAGTTTGAAGCTAAAGAAACAGCTTTGACCGAGCAGATTGACACAATCGTTGCAAAGCATGAAGTTGAATTGGGCGAGGCACGCAGTGCTGGCGCTGATTTGATTGCAGCTAAAGCTGCGGAGATCATGATGCAAAATACAGTTACACCAGTATCGTCTGACAATGAGAACGTGGTAAACATGTTTGCAAGCACCGACGAATACTGGAACGAATACAATCGCCAAGAGCCAGGCAAAAAGAACGCATGGCATCTTGCTAATAAATCTCGACTTCCTAAATAACCCTTAACACCTAAAAACTAAAAATTATGGCTACAAATACAATCGCCGGAGCTAATCTGGCCGAAATCGCGCAGGAGTCACTTCCTGCTCTCACATCACTACTGCAACCTTTATCTGCACTTGTTACTGACTTTTCCAGTGAAGTGTCGAGCGAGGGCGCAAGCGTAACTACACGCTACCCCACCAAGCCAACAGCAGTTGACTTGTCGAGCGGCTACACTTCGCAAAATACTGCGATGACAGCCAAGACTGTTACTCTCGATACTTTCTACGGATTCGTTTACGGATTCAAAGATGTTGAGCGTTCAAAATCCAGCATCCGTCTTAACGATCTTTTCCTTGAGCCTGCACTTAATGCAATCGGCGACAAGATCTTCGGCGACGTTTGGAATCTTATCACTGCGGCAAACTTCGCAACAAGCACCACAATTACAGCGGCCAACTTTGACCGCGATGATTTGATCGACTTGGGCGCAACTTTGACTGCAACTAAGGGCGCACCAAAAACTGGTCGTGGCGTATTCATGAATCCAACTTACTACGGTTCGATCTTGAAGACTCTTAACGATGCAGAAATGCCCGGCATCATCAGCGAAAAGACAGAAGGCGTTGCACCACGTGTCAACAAGTTTGACCTTTTCGAGTCTGATCAAGCCGACGCAAACAGCGAAAACCTTGCAGCATTCGCATTCCACCGTTCCTCTCTCCTTTTCGCTGGCCGTCGTGTTGACTCCGAAGGCTTTGTTGAAAATGGCGGCGAGATCGTTGACATCGAAGTTCCAGGCCTTGGTATTCCTCTCCAATGGCGTCGTTGGTACGACAAGAACGCTGGCGAGCTTAAGTATTCTCTTGGACTTCTCTACGGAGTTGCACAAGGTCAAGACTTCGGCGTCCGCGTTACATCTGCCTAACAATTAATCTGAGCGGCTCGATTAGTCGGGCCGCTCTTTTTAACCCTTTTTATTTTATGTTTAAACCATCCGTAACAATTCACAAAGACGCCAGCGGGAAGCTTTCCGTGTTGGCATGCTCCGAAGACTCTGACGTCTGCGTAACAGCTTACACAGACTGCGCTGAGGCTGGGGAAATCGTTTATATTCGCAAAGGGTCAGTCGATAAGCGGAAGAAGATACAAGGTCCAATCGTTACCACCAAAAAAGCCGCAAAGAAGACCGCGAAAAAGTCTGTTAAGTAATTAACAAACTTTAGCAACAAATGAGCGCCGCGATCTTTCCGGTCGTGGCGCTTTTATTTTATATGAGTGTATTTGACAAGTTTATTGAGCGATCAATCGAAAAGACGGCTGCCATTATTGGCGAGTCTTTCATCGTTGGCGGGCTGACTATATCCGGCATCATGGAAGAGCTGGAAATGGACGTTGCCAATGAGATATATGGCGACACGGAGACGGCAACGGCTGAGATCGTGTTTGCGTCGGCCTTGCTGCCAGACCAGACATACACTGGCATGAAGATCAAACGACTTGCAGACGGCGCACGATATAAAGTGCTGTCTTTCAATTCAAGCACCGAACATTATACATTCCGCGTAAAGCGACTAGGAAAACAAAGCCTTGGCACGTAAAAACACAGTCAAGATTGATGACGCTGTTTTTCAATCAAAAATGCGCAAGCTTGCCAAGCGATATAAGGTTGACGAATACAACTTTATAAAAGAGCAGGGCGCATTGTATGCACGCGACATGGCAAAGGCTGCACCACCCTTTGCTGATGGCGTAATTAATTTTAAAAAGCAATCTATCGGTTCAAGCAAAGATAAGAAGCAGGGCGAGTTTGAAATGTGGAATGACTTGCAAAAGATATTCGTCGTGCAAGAAGATCCGCAAGTGATCCAGTGGGCAGTTGCTACATTTGGGCGCGGCCCGATCTATAAGGGCAGAAAGAAAACAGGCAAGGGCGTTGCGCTGACAATGTCTGAAATCAAGCGCTGGCATCGCCGCAACATGATGCCATCGAGCGGCCGAGAGCGTGCGCTTAAATACGATCAGCGATTATGGGTATCTGAAAAGATCCTATTACAATATTTCAAAAAAGAAAAAACCAAAGTTGGCACAGCCAAGGCGGCACTTGCCGAGGCGATGGTGCGGATTAATCCAAAGCAGCGCGTTCCGGCATGGATCAAGCGCAACATGAGTCGCGCAGACGGCAAGGGCCGTGTATTGCGATCAAGCAAAGGACCAAGGGCAATTATCCGCGCAAGTGCTTACGGATTGCGCAGCATTGCCAGCAAGATCGGCTTTTTGCAGCGCTTTCGAGTCAAAGCAATGGAAAAGCGCATGATTAATCTAGTGCGTGCAAACGCTAAAAAATCGGGTCTAAAAGTAAAATTATCTTAATATGGCAGCAAATACAGAAGAGCAAGTTTTCAACTTTGAAGGCAATTTGGAATCGGCATGGCGTCAATTCTTTGCCAGCAAGGTCATTGAATTAAAGGATGCAAGCAATCCGCAGACATTGCCGGAAGACTTCGTGGCCGTCATGGTCGAGGTCGGCGCAGCAACTGGCAAGGCAATACACAAGCCAGACGGCAGCTCTGAATATAGCCAATATGAATTTAAGGTTGAATTTACAATCAGCACGGAGCGCGACAATGAATCGAGCCAAAATGCCGACATTGCCACCAGGCATCAAGAATTGGTCGCAATGTGCCGACGTTGGCTGAGTGTCGGCAACGCACGCGGATCGCTTGACTCATATCTTACACTTTACGAAATCAACACATTGACGCCGTCTGCGTCTAATCGCACAGCATCTGATGATGACTATGACGAGACAGTGCTGGAATACTCTGGCGCGTTCGACATCTTGACAAATGCCTTTCCTTCGTCTTAATATAACAAAAATAACTAGAATAATACCATGGCACTTCCATATAACTCCGTAGCAAATCAGCCGCAAGGCTTTACCGACGTAACAATCAATTTGATTAATTATGTCGTCAACTCTATCTCTAATGCGACAGCAACTGAAAATCGCATCATCAGCCGCACCGACAGCAATGGCGATCGGTCCGACTTTATGATCCGCAAAGGCAGCGATCAAGTGATCGTTGAATTTGAGTTGCAAAAAGAAGCAACCACTACAGGCAACCCACCAGACGGCGATGAATTCACATATGACTATGATCAAAGCGGCACTGCTTCAACATTGGTCGTTGTTGATACAAGCGTAAATCGCAGCGTTGACGACATGACCACGATCAGCATGCGTGCAGTTCTTAAAACTTACCAAGCATAATGGAAGTTAGACTTTTAGTTGATAAATCAATTCGCGGCGAGCCAGCCTTTGCTGGTGACGTCGTTGAAGTTGGCGAGTTGGTCGGCCAATGGCTGATCGATGAAGGCTTCGCTGAATCCATAACCATTGAAGAAATCGACGATTAACTTTTTATAGTGTGTTGTTGTGTTGATAGCTCCACCTGCCCATCGCGGGTGGGGCTTTTTTACAAATGAGCTTTTACAATCAATATCAAGCAAAGCGGCAGGAGATTGAGCAATCGAGGCTCAATGCTTTTTCCAGTGTCGGCTTGGCTTCGCGCATAGGGTCTTACATTGTAAGATCTTTGACCGCTCGCGCATGGATTGATTTAAGAGTTGTCAAAAATGGTATTTTGTCTGGCAAGCTTTCAGAGTTTGCAGTGTGTCAATATATCTTCCGCAATCATGTAAACTATCCATTGAACAACTGGCAGAAGTTTAAGATTGAGCGCAAGATTGCAAAAGTTTTTCGCACCGGGAAGGATGCGGATCAATTCGCGGAAGATATAAACAATCATTTAAACTCGGCATTCTATGAGATGCCGGAATCCGCAAGCAATCGAACCACAACATCTTTTAAGCTGCCGGAAGTTGAGGGCATTGTCGGCGCAATTGATGAGTTGGCAGCCAGATATGGGCAGCATCCAGATGACATCGCAGATATGCCTATGACAAAGATATTTGCACTGCAAAAAGCGGGACGACTTTCAACCATTCCTAATTACAAAATTTTAGAGCCTAAAGTGCTGCGCGATTTAAAGAGCGAAGCACTGAAAGCAAAACGAGAAGCAAAAGAAAATGGCTAAAGCAGACATCCAGGCAGACATAGATTTAGACTCAAGCGGCTTTCGCAAGGGTCTGCAAAAGTCAAAGGCAAGCATCAAGCGTTTTAGCGATAGCGCGATTGGCATGTTTGCTCGCGTGGGCGCTGCATTTGCTGGAATTGGATTAGTAAAAAGCATTGTTTCACTTGGAACAGCGGCGGCAGAGACTGCATCTAAATTTAAGGCCGTATTCGGTCCAGCAGCGGCCGACATGAACGAGAAGGTCAAAGAGTTGCGCAAGACAATTCCAAGCACTACAGCAGAGATGCAGGACGCATTGGCAACGTTTGCGGCAATGGCAAAGGCATTTGGATTAAATACTAAAGCGGCTGGCATGTTTTCCGTCGAGATGGTTAAGGTTGCCGGAGACATTGCCAGTTTCCATAATTTACCAATTGAAGAAGCATTTACAAAAATAAGATCCGCAATTAGCGGAGAATTTGAACCAATGAAGCAATTGGGCATCGTGATTAACGAGGCTCGCATTAAGCAGGAAGGCTTGAACATTGGAATCAATGAAGGCACAAAGCAATTGAGCGCCGCACAAAAAGCTTTGATTGTGCAGTCAATTCTAATTAAAGATCTGGGCGATGCTAACGGCGATGCCGCTGCGACGGCTGACAGCGCAGCAAATAGAATTAAGTTTCTGCAAAAAGAATTGATCGAAACTGGAACTACCATTGGCGTAACTGCACTTCCGGCAATTTTATCATTGACCGAAGGATTGGCAGAAATGCTAAAGCTTACAAAGCAAGCTGCTGATCTAGTTGGGACTAAAGTTGGCGAAGCCATCTTTGGCGTTACAGACGAAACACTTGCAAAGCGTGAAAAAGCCATTTCTCAATACCAAGCTGAGAAGCAAGCAATTAAGGAATTAACTGAACAGGGCAAACTTTACAAGCAAGGATTATTTGAAGGAACGCTTTGGACTAAGGGATTGTCTGAAAAATTAGAAGAAAATAAGCGACTAATTGAAGAGCGTAAAAACGAAATTTTAAAAGCATCAGTTGTCGAAGAAGTAGCTGCTGATAAAAAAACAAAGGCCGACGAAGAGGCCATCAAAAAATCAAAAGATACACAAGCTGAGTTAGAGAAACAAATTAAGCTTGAAAAAGATCCAGAGCGCAAAAAAGCACTAGAAGACAGGCTTAAAGTATATAAGCAAATATTGGCGGCAGTTGGGGATTTAAACGCAATGACAGCCCCATCGGTAGGCGGCGGCGGAGCAGGAAGTGCAACAGGCGCAGCAACAGGCGCAGCAGCAACGGGCGGCGGCGGCGGAGGCACGGTGCGCGGCAAAATACGCACTGGCCAAATACGCACAATTGGAAGCGGCACGCGTCAATCAAGATTTGGACCAGCGCCGACATTTGAAGAGCGCGAACGTGCGGCAGGTCTTCATTTGCGCGGAGGTGATCCAATGTCGGGCCGCCGCGATGCAGGTGGAGTGACGGCATCAGAAAAGCAAGACATGGCGAAGAAAGATGACGTAGCTGAATTGCAAGAGCAAACGAAACTTTTAACATCTATTGACGAGGAGATCAAAAAGAATCCATAATGAGTTTACCATATACAAGCGGCGACTTTACAACGCCAAGAGCAGGCACTGAAAGCTGGGTTGAATATCCATTTATTGAAGAAGGCGACAATGCAACAAAAGTCTATCATCTTGTCTGCGTGGTCAATGAAGCAAACTATACGCCGATTTCATTGGATACTACAATGGCAAGCGCAACAAATGCAGACGTTATTGATTTGCCATTTGCAGCAGATTCAAATGCTTATTTTGTCGGTGATTACAACAATACAAAAATTGAGGGCGGCTTGATTAAATTTGATCGGCAGTTTGCTGATATTCCTGCAAATAGAAATTTAATTTTAACTGGCACAAGTGCTTACACATTTCCAGGCGTTGAAGCTGACAGAAATGATACAATTGAAAGAACGGCGTCTGGTTTTTCTGCTACTTCAACAACAACAACTTTGACATGCACAAATACAGTTTCAGTTGGTGACATTGTTCTATGTTCGCTTTCAACTTCCGATGGATCTGGCTCTACAGCAACAGTCACCAGGGCAACCAGAACTGCATTGTCTGGCACAAGTTCAGCACAAGTTGTCGTTGATAGATTATATGCATTAAGCACATTTGCAAGCGGCCGTGTTGAAGAATTTAATGTGCAACCTAGAGGAAGTACAACGTTGGCAACTGGTACATTTACAGATTTTACATATTATTTGCCAGGCGTGACTCCCAGCATAACAGATCCAACAGACGTTCAATTGTCTGATACATTTCGCATACAAGCACCTTTACTCAGCCCCGGCACAGTTCCAAGTGCAACAGAATATGATGCAAAAGTGACTAATGGTGATCTTCTTTTAATTGAAAGCAGCATAACAAGATATGCTGGCAATATAATAGAACGTGCAAACATAAAAGTAAAAGCGCAATAATGGCAGCAATAAATAAAGTCACGCAGGGTTCGCTTGCAAAAAACAAAAAGCTAAATGAAGTGATTGAAGCAATCAACTCAATTGCTAACATGTCAGTAAAACAAGGGGCAGAAGGTGAAGCGCCAAGATTTGTTTTTGCGAAAAATAAAAGCGAATTAGTCACATCTGGCGCAGCAACCG